ATTAAACAATCTTAGAACTGAGGAAGCTAAAACAGGCAATTTATTTGATGATAAACAAGGAAAGGGTAATAGTTTAAAAGATTTAATAAAAGAATTAAAGGCGGCTAAATTAGATAACTATTTACAAGGATTAGATATTGCATTTAGATTGGCAGGTCAAGGATTAGAAGCATTTAAAAAATCATTTCCTAAAGATACTAAAAAGACTTTTTCTAGTTTAACTGATAAGCCTTTAATTGATATAAATAATCTTTTAGATACTAAAACATTTATACCTGATAATTTAGGTGAGAAACTTTATACTCCATTTCAAATATTACAGGATAATATTAAGTTTGATTTATTGCCACAGTTAGGGTCATCATTCAAAACATTCTTTGATGATATATTAATGAATGGTAATTTTTCTTTTGCGGCATTAGGTCAAGCTATTAAAAATACTTTTTTATCAGTATTGGCAAGTGAAGCAACTCAAGGAGTTTTAAATTTACTAGGATCTAAAGGTGGAAAAACTGAAAAAGGCGGAGGTTTAATTAGTGGTATTGTAGGATTATTAGGTGCAGGTAAAAAAGCAGCACCACTAGCAGGTATTGCCGCATCAACTGGAGGTATATTGGGATCAGCTGCAACTATTGGCGCACCAGTAGCCGCAACAGGCGGAGCATTATTACCTATCTTAGCAGGAGTTGCTGCAATAGCAGGGATAGCATCATTATTTAAAAAGAAACAACAAGCGCCAATACCACAAGCATCATCAACAATCAGCACAAGTGCGGCAGGATCTGCTCAAGATTTTGGAGGCGGTCGGGTTGTATTTGAAATTTCAGGAACTAATTTAATAGGTGTATTAAACAGAGCAGGTGCTAAATTACAGAGGTTCGGACCATGAGTTATTCACAAAAATATTATTTTACTTTTTATTCGGACAGAGATACTCGAAAAGTCGATTGCTTTCCGGATGAGTACCTATGCAGTATCTCGCAGTTAGATTATGCAGGTGCGTCAGAAGAAATACAGGCTCAGCAGAATCCAATACAAATTAACTATCAAAATACGGCAAGTAATAAGCTAGAGCCTATTATCGGTTCTGAGTGTACGTTAAATCTTATAGCTACAGAAAACTTTGAGCTAGAGGATTTGTATACAGAAAACGAAAGGGAGTTCATGGTTCAGATTTATCGCAAAGAAAAACCATGCACTTTGACTGTTAACTGGGATATGAGTGAGGTCGCTGCGGAAATGGATTTAGAAATATTTGTTAATGGAGTTAGCGAGGTTTTACAGTTTACTACGGCATCAGGATCATTTGAGATAAATCAGGGCGATACTGTTTTGGTTAAGCCTTATGCAGCAGGACCATCAGCGGGAGGCATACCGGGTATGAATTTAGAGATTACTGGATTGCCTACTCAGAGGACAACTACCTATCCATTTTCAATAGATGTGAGTTTAGTACCAACGACTGACATTTTTATAGAAACGTACACAACTTATTCAGCGACAACTTATACGGCAATCCGTTCTGCGGTGTTTGAAACATCCTGCGCATCAGGTGAGGGATCTTTAGAGGTATTTACTAAAAGTTACAATAGCGTTACTAGTCAAGCAGCGGCTCAGGCTTTGGCAGATGCTGATAGTGGATTTACGGCAGAGGGACAAGCCTATGCAAATGCATCAGGTGTTTGCTTTGTTAGTCCTGGAGGCTTTGATGATTTAATCTGGCAAGGCTTTATCATTCCAGATGGGTGTCAAGAGTCTTTTACTTTTGCGCCTTATGCTATTTCTGTAAATGCAGTAGATGGGTTAGGGTTGCTTAAAAACTTATCCTATGTCCAGAATGATGGAAATTTCTATCTAGGTAAGCAAACATTTATAGAAGTTATACAAGCCTGTTTAGTACGCTTAGATGCACCTAGTTTAGTGCTTAATACTTGCGTTAATATTTACGAAACAAGCATGACACAGGGCGATTCTTATGATCCTTTTGATATGGCTTATGTAAATGCTGAGCGGTATTTAAAGGATGACCAATTTACGCCAATGAATTGCGAAGATGTGCTAAGGTCAATACTAGAGGAATGGACTGCGGTAATAATTCAAAGTGATGGCGAATGGTATATTTATAGACCTACGGAGTTAGCTTTAAGTGGTGATTTAGTATTCCGTAGATATTTAGATGGTTATAGGATTTATGATCAGCCAACTATAACTACTGACTTAGATGCTACTTTAGGAGGTGAGAGTGAGGGCATTGTTTTAGCACCTTACTTCCATATCAATACAGATCAGATGAAAATGATTGATAGACCATATAAAAATGCGTCTATGTCTTATCTGTATGGCAAGATTGAAAATACTGATGAAATGTTAGCTAATCCTAATTTAGCAGGTGCAGGTCAAAGTTGCGGAGGTGATCCTATTGGTCCTTGTGATAGCGTAACGATTCCCGGCTATACTAAAACAGGCACAATGTATGCAGGTTTATACCCAACTGGTGGCGTAATATTTTATACTACTGGAGGCACCTATCCGGTATTGACTAACTATTATCAAAATAATAATTTAATTCCTGTAACATTAAACATAACAATTCAAGAACGAGTAAAGTTTATTATTGAATACGAAAATCCTGATCCTTTGTACGGAACGGATATGAATTTTGTAATTAGTCTATACGATGGATTAAGCACTCATTATTTACAGGCAGATGGAAGCTGGGCAATAACACCAGTAGAGCCTGGCATAAATTATTATCAGCTTAGAAGTCAAATAGGAGTTGGAGGTACAGAAACAATTATTTCTAATCCTGTGCCTATTAGCGGAAATATTACATTTAGAATATTAGCACCTTCTGGGACTGTTTATAATATTGTTTATACTAGGATTTCAGCATACGTATTTTTAGATTTTGGTGATGAGGTTGGTGAGATACATACGGCAACGCAAACAGGCAAATTTACTTTTGTGCCAGAGACTATCAATGTATTTAATGGTGACAGTCCTAATAAAATGTACGTAGGTGCTATTTATCAGGATGATCAGATTACCTTAACAGAACGATGGGTAAGGCGTGGATTATCTGAGAGCATTCTGGCAGTTCCTTATGAGGCAAATAAACAATTTTTAAGAATTGCAGTTGAAGAAAAACAAAGATTATATGCAGGACCATTTGTTAGATTTGAGGGTTCTATCTTTGGGTACTTTAATCCGGTAACCAGATGGTCAATTAACTCAATTGATGGATACTTTATGAATTTATCGCTAAACTATGATTTGCAACAGAATATCTGCAAGGCAGTTTTAGGCAGGGTTGTAAATGCAGAGATTGCTTTGGATTATCTTAAAATACCAGATTACGGAGCGACAACTAGAGTAACTGTAAAAGGAACGCCATGATGTTATACATAAATGATATGCCTGTGGGGTGTTTAAGTTCTGTAAGCAGATCAGAGCAGATTAGTTTTATAGGAACGTGCAAGACAACTCAATCAGGCGGTCAGACGCAATTAGGGAGGCTCTACACATACTCAATTCCTTTCGAGGGTGTTATGACTACTGATAATAGTATAATGTCTTGGACAGGCTTAAAAGCGCTTGAAAGAATTAAGATTGATTGGTTAATTACAGGCGATGGAATAGAGGGTGAGCAGGGACAGGGATTTATAGAAAATTTAGAGATAGTTGGCGAGGTGCAGGATTTTATTAAATTTAGTGGAAACATAACAGGCTATGACTAACTTAATGCTTTATATTAATGATTTGCCAGTCGGTTGCTTATTGAGCAATTCTTTGAGCGAATCAATTAGTTTTATTAAGACTTGCAAAAGCACTCAGGAAATGGGGCAAAAGCAGTTAGGTCAGTTACATTCCTATTCTGTAAATTTTGAGGCGGTTTATGCCGTAGATCAGGCTATCATAGGATGGAATGATTTAAAAGATTTAGGCAGGTCTAGGACTATTATGGATTGGTCTATGATAAACCTAGATACCAATGAGGGTGATGCGGGTGAGGGTTTTTTAGAGAATCTGGAAATCACAGGAACATCTGAGGATTTTATTAAATTTGCAGGAACAATAACAGGATATGGGGCGATTGTAGACTCTAATGTTGTTTACTATGTTTGGGCGCAAGATGATGGTGTTTATGTTGATGATGGTGGTAATGAATATGTATTTGTAAATTAAAAGATATGCCAGTAATTAATGGAGTTTATTTAAAGGATTTTCCGGCATTACCG